TCAATATCAACAAGTTTTTGTTTACTTTTCAGCATTTGTTTCTTGAATGCCTTTCGTTCAGCATACATTTTCTTCATCAGTTTAGGAAGAAATCCCTCTTCATCCTTCCTATACATTGCACCATTTGCACACACAGCATAATCTTTATATAACTCAAAGTTAATTGATTGATCCAGAATCTTATCAATATTTACTGAAGGATGCTTATCTTCCAATAGTGTTTCAGGTGAAATATTATATTGCATAATCAGATGAGGATAGAGTGAGTTCAAATCAAAAGATACAACCCATTCATAAACACCAGGATCTGGTTCTTTCACATATGCACCTGCAAACTTATTATCTTTATCACTTTTATCTTTTTGAGGAATAACAATTTTCCTCTTCTTCAGATAGTTGTAGATAATTGTATCCCACAATCTAACTTGAAACATTGGATCACCAAAGTTAACCTTGGCATCAAAAGCCATTGTGATAATCAGATCAATAAGTTTAAGCTTATCTTCCAACCTATCAACCAGTTCCACGTCAACAATGTTGTATTCAACAAACTTCTGCCAATCACCTGTATAGAAATCCTTGAAGGTATTAAATTCAGAGTGATCAAGTTTCTTCTGACCTAGCTCCACCTCAGCAATAAAATCCAATCGATAAGATTCACGATTTACAAAAGTAAACTTTTTATACAGATCGAGATAATCAATAGTAGTTAATCCAGCAATATCAAATACAATGAATTTCCTACCAGCAACCCAAGTTTCTTCATTTGTAACGATAGTCCAAGGAGATAACTCTCTCATTTTCCTATTGCCACATACTCTCTCAATACGACCACAAAGATATGGGATATCAAACAACCTACAGTTCCATCCTGTGATCACATCAGGGTAGTTTTGAGACCACCAATTTATAAAAGAATTCAACATATCTACTTCTTCTTTATGATAGATGTATGTTACATTCTTCTGTTTCACCGTAAAAGGTTTTCTACCCCAGGTGATAACTTCTTTTGTTGATGCTTTCTGAATAGAGATACAAAGAAGTTCTTCTCTGCACTCTTGTGGATCAGGAAAACCATATTCAGTTTGTGTTTCAATATCCAGTGTGATCAGATCAATCTTGGAAATATCAAACTGAATCTCATCTTCTGGATACTTATCTGAGATATATTGATAGGTGTATCTTTCATTTCCAAAAATTTGAAACCCATCGATACCATCATACTTCTTATAAAAGTCACGACAATCACGAATTGTGCCAGGTTTAATTGGTTCTACATTCTCACCTGAAAGTGTTTTCCAACCACTATCTCTTTTTGATTTTACATAAAGAGTTGGAGAATATTGTTCTTTCGCAATATATTTTTCCCCATTCTCATATCCTCTGATAAGAATATCATTTCCAACCATCTGGACATTTGTGTAAAATCTCACTTCAATAAATCCTCATACTTTGCTTTTAGTTTACCATTAGGTTCAGTAATGGTAAGAATTTTATCGGAATGAATCATAAAAACATTATCATTAGTAAGATCCATCAGCCAGGGTTTCAGTGTATCACCTTCTACAACAAATGGTTCAGTTAGTTTGCAATCTGGCATTCCCAAATCACCACTCACTTCTTCAATCTGCGTCAGTAGGATCATCCTGTCCAATACCAACAGTTTTAGATTCTCGATCTTCATCTTTCAGTCCGTTTTTGTAAATTTCTACAAGTCTATCTATGGGTTCCATAATACTGATAACCCAATCAGCAACAATGGGAATGGTTTGTTCCTTTGCAAGTGGTTGATAAGGAATCAATTGAATCTTCATGGGAGATCTACCAGAACCCTCAGGAAGTTTTTCACTATACAGTTTAACTACACATGGATTTTTGAAGTGATAACCAAATACATGATCATCTGATCTCATCTCTGTGATATCTGCAATCACATCTTCGCCAGATTTAAGAGTAACAAGTTTAATTGTCATTTTCCAACTCCATAATCAGGTGCTTCAGATTCCAATTTACGAATAGTATTATGAAGACGAGCAACTGCCTCAGTTACTTCGGGTGTTTCTTCCCAACTCCATTCTTCTTCCCTACCCTTACTATCTTTCTTTACTTTCTTAGGCATACTTCCTCCATTTGAAAAATATTATACGGCAAAAAAAGGGGGAGTTCAACTGGATTGTGCCAGTTCTCCCCGCGGCGACGATATTCAAATATTATTTATCAGTTTCCACCAAGGAAGAAACGTTTTTTCCTTGCTTCAGGAACAATGCGAGTTAGTACGACTACAAGAAGCCCATTCTCAAAAGTTACATCACTAACCTCAGTATCCTCCGAGATAGACCAAGATCGAGTGAAGGAACGTTGTGCTAGACCACGATGAACGTATTCACGACCCTCTACATCCTCCTTAGAACCCTCTACAACAAGGTTTCCACGCTCTGTGTATACTTTTACCTCATCGTTTGAAAAACCAGCCAAAGCCATTTCAAGACGAGACTCATCCTCATTTACTTGAAACAGATTGTATGGGGGATAAGATTGTGCTTCATAGCTGAAGATACGATCAAAATAATTATCCATACCGATCGTGTTTCTCTGCAATCGATCAAACAATTGATTGATGTTTGCACTATTGTATTTTGCAAGATAAGACATGTGTTTCTCCTTTAATAAGCGAGTTTGAAAATTGTGATCTCTTTCGACGACCACAATTTAATTATACACGATTGCACAAAAAACGGGAGGGTGAGAACCACACCTCCCGTTTCGGGTTTCCGACATTCGTAGAGTCTGCACGAAAGACTCATACTTATTTATTCCTCTACAGGAGTTTCAGATTCGGTTTTCCCCCTCTTACCAATATTATATTTCTGCTCCAATACCCATTCATTCTTATCACGATATGGTAGAACCTTGATCTGATTTAGAGGAGCAATATCCATAACATCATCTTCATTAACAACAGTAATCAATCCCCAATCAGAAAGGAGTCTTGCAATACGATTACGTCTCTGAACATCATTCACTGTAAGATTTGCATATTTGCCGTCAAGTGCAAACAATTCCTTAAAGTGAACAATATAATACTTACCTTGCTTATGAAGAATATGGCAAGATTGATAAAGTTTTTTCTCTTTGCGTGAAGCAACACCAATACGAGTAAGTGTTTCTCTTACTTTTAGGAAATCATCAGGTTCATTGAGTTTTACCTCAACCATACTCTCTTGAGTCCAATTAACCTGCGGTTCTGCAGTTTGTGTCATCGTTTACCACCAGTGTCAAGTCTTTTTTTGATATACTCAATTTGCTCATAAGTTAGAATCTTTAAGACTTGAGATGCCTTCTCGTGACTATATCCATAGTATTTTTTGACACAATCAAGATCAGAGATCTTACTTTTACGAAGCCAAGGAGAGAATCTTTTCTTTTTTCTCAAGATATTTATATAAAAAATAAACTGCATATCTTTATCAAGAGATGCGTATCTATTCATTTCATTGGCTTGAAATAAACAATCTAGGTGTCCAGAGAGGCAACGATTGATAATAAAAGGTGGATAATCCTTTGCAATAGAAGGATCATCCTCAATGAGATTATCTTTAGTAAAGTTTATTGCATTCAACCAATCTTTAAGTTCAATCATTTAATAATAATTTGAAAACCAGTTCCGTGATGATGGTGGCGATGATGGTGATTACGACGACCATGATTCAAATATTTTTCACCATGATGACCATTTCCAGATCCACCATGCCAGTGCCAATGACAATGGCTAAATCCCCTCTTTACATGATCATGACAATGATTATGTCCACCATAGTGAATATGATGACGACCACCATGAGCGAAAACAGGTTCTCCTGCTCCAATCATAGCCAAAGCACTTAATAGAAAAATTAGTTTTTTCATAGGATCAGTTTTTTTGTAGGGGGTGTTTCAATAGTTGAAAAGATTTTCTCATATTGTTCTCTAACCTCATCTTGTGGATCACCAATATAAACTATCCACTTAAGATCAATCTCAATGGTATCTCCATTCTTAACAAGAGGAGCCCAGGGAGTAAAACCAATATTTCCTGATCCGTTAATACCACTGGCTAGAGTGTTTTCAACAACTATAGATGATTCCTTTTCCTCAACGATGGTGAGAATAACTTCTTCACCTGTATTCATTCTAATAACTTTTACATTCATTTGAATTCAGACTCCAACATAATTTCAGTTAAACAAGCAAGGGTATTTATCTCTTGATCAGCAACAAAGCCACTTTGATACTGATACTTAGCAAGAATAAGAACAGCAGCGGCAATGCCAGGACCATCCAAAAATGAGTAGCAGTTATCGTATATGCTACGGAAGAGAAGAGTAGGATCATTATCAAGATTTTCCACAACCCATTTACGAACCTTCGGAAAATCCTTCTCCTTGAGACATTTAAAGAGATCATTAGTTTTTACATCCGAAAAGGTTGCGAGGATCCCTGTGTCAATTTTACCGCTGACTGAATATCTTTGGCACTCGTTAAGAACTCTTCTCCAGTCTGGGAAGTGTTTGTTAATGAGCTCAACAAGGACTTTCGGTTCATATTCGATAGATTCAAGCTTAAGAATTTCTTGCAACCTACCAAAAAAGGATGCAGCCAACTTTGATTTCTCTTTTCCTTTGAGGGAGAAATCAACGACGGCGCAACGACTGTGGAGTGGTTGAATGATTTTGTTTTTGTAATTGCAGGTGAAGATAAATCTACAGTTACCAACAAACTCCTCAGTAAACGCCCGTAAGCAGAGTTGAACATCTGGGGTTGTGTTATCTGCCTCATCAATGATGATGACTTTGTGTTTTGCAGTTGACGAAAGCGAGAGGGTCGAAGCGAAATTCTTCGCATTGTTTCTGACAGTGTCGAGGAACCTACCTTCATCGGATCCATTGATAACATAAACATCAACTCCTAATTCATTACATAAAGCTTTTGCTACAGTTGTTTTACCACAACCAGGTGGTCCTGATAGGAGAAGATTTGGAACTTCACCCTTTTCCAAAAAATCCTTGAAAGTTTTCTTTGTTCCTTCAGGAAGAATACAATCTTCAATAGTCTTAGGTCGATACTTCTCAACCCATACGAATTCATCACGACTCATAAATCAAATCCAATCAGGTTTACGATGGGGAAGTTTAAGATAATTATCTTTCACCCAAGGTTTAGATGCAATATACATCTTATATTTTGTGTAGATATCCACATCAGTATTATACTTGAACTCATCAGGTCCTGCAAATACAAAATCTTTAGGACCCTTACCACTACGTCCTGTAGGATCTCCTGTAGGAAGAATTTCCTTTGCAGCATTCAGAGTTGTGAAACAAGTGTGAACTTTACCATAACGAGCAGCATATTCCGCACATAGAGCAAATCCATGAGCAAGTAGCCACTGCCAATTCATCACGAATTCATTTGCCCAGATGGTGCAGGGATGATTACGAAAAGCACCCTTCTCAGTAGCATAGGGAGTTCCATCTGCTTTAGGAAGTGTGCCAAATCCATGACCCCATTTATCAGAGCATACAATAGCAAGCATCTGACATGTTTCTAAGGGCATTTTAACAATGTGTTTATCAGGAAGAACCCTTGCACATTCCCAGGGATCCGAAGAAGTTACAAAAATGTTCATTTGGTTTACAGAGTATTAACACAAATATCTTGTGATTTCATCAGATACAACATCAGCAGCTTGTAGAACTCTCTTCATCAAGGATAACCCAGCCTGAGGTTGGGCTATATCCCCACAAGTAAAAATGTCACAAACTGCCACACCTTTTTCTGGCCAAGTATGAATACTAATATGAGATTCAGACAACAAAGCTACACCAGTAACACCATGGGGTGAAAACTTGTGTGTAGCTACATTAAGAAGAACTGATTTACACTCCTTACTTGTTTGTGAAAGAAGATCACTAATCAATTTTTCATTATCTAACAACTCAAAGGGACATCCCTTAAGAGTAAAGAGAATGTGTCTCATGAATAAGTAGAATCAGGCTCCAGAGCGATGTAATAAGTAAGATCCAAATTCTGTGAATTAAAACGAGACAGAAGTTTAGAAGATACTGTTACATCATATGTGCCAGGAAGAATCTTCAAATTTTCTTCTTTGAAGTTGAATACAAACTCTTTTTCAGTTTCACCAACAACAATTGAAAAATCGTTAGAAGTATCATTCTTCTTATCTCGTGCTACGAGTTTAATAACACCAGAACCACCAACAGCTGAAATATCAGGAAGTTGATAAACAGAAGAGGCTTTCTTTAGTTTCTCCAAGTGCTGACTAGTAAGAGTGAAAGATACATCCTCAGAGGGAAGTGTAATCTCTTTCTCTGGAGGAGATACAATCACTGAAGGATCAGCAAAAAAGTATTTGGAACGACTACGACCCTCCACAATCTTAACATACTCATCATTAGTAAAATCAAGATCAGGACTACCATGAAGGGATAAACCATTCAGAAACTGATTCAGATCATAGATTCCAAAGTCTTTGGGAAATTCTTCAGTTACAGTAGCTTCTGCCAGAATATTTTTCATAACTGAGATTGAACGCAGTTTATTACCCTGTTTGAAAAGAATAGACTGGTTAATAGAAGAAAAATTCTTCAGAAGATTAATCGTAGTATCAGAAAGTTTCATAATTACCTTGGGGTTGCTTCAGTACACCAGAAAAGTGGCACAGAAGAATACAATAGTGGATGGCTTTGAGAATATCGGATTTAGATTTTCCATTCTTTTTACCAAACCTTGAGAGATACTTAATAGCATTACTTCTACAGAATGCTTCAGCATCTCCAATAGATTCAATCAAATCAAGAGTTTGAGTTTTTGAATCTTTAGAAGTATAGTGTGAATTGTATGTTGCGCCAAGATACTCTTTAATCTCTTTGATAACAATATGCTCACTATACTTCCACATCCCGTTTGTATTTGTGAGTTCAGGAATATCAGGAGCAACTACATTCGTGAAATCCATTTGAATTTCATCTTCAAAATCTCCAAATGAAATACCATCCACAGAATAGCCATCAGCATATGAATCTGCAGCTATTGAAGAAAATTTATCTTTATCAAAAGCCATAGACGAATAAAAAATAGAATCAGACATGATTAAGTTTACCTTTCCCAATTATATCAGGCGCTCACCTGATTATCAACATTGTTTTCCCCTTGATTAAGTTCAAAATCAACATCAACTTTATCATAGAGTTCAATAAATGATGATTTAGTTTCATCATCAAAACGATTGATACAAACCTCAATCGCTTTGTTCTTATCACTGAAGATAGAATAGGCTCTAATGATATGAATCAAACGACGAGTGCTGATAACTTCCTCAATACCTCCATCATAGAAAGTTTTGCGAATAATATCAGCCCAATCACAAAGACACTTACAGAAGGAACGATCCTCAATACCAAGATCAAGTGAGATACCTTCCAGAATCTTCTGTTCAGTGATTGGAGAAGGATAAGATTGTTCAAAGGTTACACAGAACCTTTCTAGGAATGCCTCATTGAGAACATTGGTTCCAATAAATCTACCGTCATCTGAGCCTTTACCCTTAGTATTAGCAGTTGCAATAACATTGAATCCATCCTTTGGTTGAATAAATTTTCCAATCTTCTTCAAGAATACACCTTTACCTTCAAGGATGGATTGGAGACAGAGAATTTTGTTAGAAGCTAGATCAACCTCATCTAGAAGCAACACAGATCCCCGCTCAAGTGCTTCAATAACGGGACCATTGTGCCAAACAGTTTCACCATTAACCAAACGGAAGCCACCAATTAGATCATCTTCATCAGTTTCAATAGTGATGTTAACACGAATCAGTTCTTTCTTGAGTTGTGCACAAGCTTGTTCAACAAGGAAAGTTTTACCGTTTCCAGATAATCCCGTAATGAATGCAGGGTAGAACAAATTGGACTTAAGAATTTTTTTGATATCACTAAAGTTACCAAAAGGGACGAAGGTATCATCTTTCTCAGGAACAAGGTTTTGTTTTACGGTGTTTTCAACTGATGGAGCTTGATAAACCTTCTCCAATTTTTCTTGTGCTGTAAGGTTCCACTTACCACGGCTAACCTTATAAGAATCGAGTTTACGAGTTACTGTAGGATAAGAAACATCATTCATCCTACACCAAGCTTTGATATCAGCAGTAGTAATATTCTCCCCATAAAGATCGGTGAGAGAATCAACAATTGATGAAGTGGAAAGAGCCATGGTGTGTTTGTTTGTTACTCACATATTATAAGAGGAAGGAGGGCGAGCTACCACACTCCTTGTGCCAGTTTCAAAACTGATTTAACAAACCAGATCCATAAACTGATTCATAACTTTTTTATTTAGTTTCTTAGCTTTAAGATTCTTCATAAAAGCAGTTTTGATTTTGGCTTTGGTTGCACCATCCTCAATAACAAAATCAGTTTTGTTTTCAAGTGCAGAATCAATCATTGCAAAGTAAGCATCATAACCAGTATTGGGAATGTTGTAATACTTCTCTTTCTTGAATTTCTTTAAACAATCTTCATCAAAGTTTGTATATCTCTTGATGAAAGAACTTAGTTCACGACTACTACCAATACGAATACCAATGAAGTTTGTTTCAGGGAACATATCCTTCAAATTATTAAGGTAGATCTCTGTATGGCGATAATAAGAATATCCATACTTATAAGTTTTTCCAGTTTTACGATTGCGGAAATAATCTTTTTCCGAAACTCTCATAGTTCCCCAGTATGAATCTTTGCTATAAGTCTGAACAAATCGACAAGCATTCAATGGACCAGCTTCCCCATCAGTGAGAATTACACACTGAACTTTTTGAAGATTATTTCTATTTTTGAATTCTGGGATGATTTCAGTAAGAGTAATAATAGCCTCATTGAGAGGTGTTCCTGAGAGAGAAAGAGCACTTGGATAATTATATTCAGTGTAGTTCCTAATTGAATAAGCAATTTCAAATAGATTCAACATCTGCTTATCAAGTTCTTTACGACTTACATCACTTGTAAGAAGATTCATCATTGAGAAAGAGTTATCAATAAACAAATCATCCACTTTGTTAACAATGGTGCTTTTCAATCTACCATACTCATCAACAAATATGGGATCTGAGTGAGTAAAGCTATTAGTAAAGGCATATACATCAAAGGGAATGGATACCTTATTACAGAACCAAATCAACTTAAAAAGTTGTTTAATGGTAGGCATCAAGATTTCACACATGGAACCAGACCAATCAAGAATAAAAATCAAACCATGATTCTTACCATCAGGAATAATAGTTACTTTCTTGAATAGATCCTCATTGTATTTGTAAGTATGAAGTTTAGAACAATCAAGAACACCAGTCTTTGATACAGAAGATCGAGAATAAAGATCAGCTGACTTCTTACACTCAAACTCCTTCACCATATAGTTAACTTCAGAAGATGCAGACTTCTTGAATTCACGAAACAATTTATCAACATAGTTATAGCAATCAGAACTAATATGTTCCGATTCCAGAATTTTCTTCTTGTAATCATCAACAATTTGATGAATCGTTGAATTTGGAATCTTCACACGATCAATATTGATTTGAGGGGTTTGAAAGTAATGTGTTTGATATGCATTACTAGAAGAATCTGCAAGTTCCTCAACACCTTCATTGAACAACTTATCAGTATGAGCTTCAATCCCAGTATCATTAGATTCTTGTGAATCATCATCACTTTCATTAGTATCTGATTGTTCACCACTCTCATCAGTTTCACCTTGAGGAGAATCTTCTTGTTCAGTTTGCTGTTGAGATTCACCACCATCTCCAGTTGAACCTTGAGAACCAGATTGAGGAATATCAATCATTTGTTTTTCCTTTTGGGATGGTTGTGAATCCTTACAAAACTGATATATTTTTTTCGCAACTTCTACGGCATCATCAAATGTTTCAGCTTTCTCAGTTAGTTCAACAAATTCATATTCTTCTGGAGAGAAAGGAATATCAACAAATCTACCAATCTTGAAGTGAAGATTGATACGATCAGCCAGATTCATATCCTCTACATCTGTTTCTTCAAGACAAAAGAAATCTTGATCTGCAAGTTCTGAATACCCATGATAGAAACTCTTGGACAAGCCAGGATAACGTCGCTTCATAAGTTTCTCAACACGAGCATCCTCAGTTACATTCACAATAGAAGAAGGAACACTCTTCTCAAATCCCCATTCGTTTGGTGTGAATAGTGCATGTCCAACTTCATGTCCAACAAGAAGATCGTATACTTTCTCACTTGCTTTTTTCCAAAGAGGAAGAGTAAGAATACGTTTCTCTACATCAAAAGAGGCGGTTTCTACAGGTTGATTCTCCACTACCAGATCCTCAGTAGCCAGGAGTTTAGCCAGTTGTGATTTGATCTCGTAATTAATGGACATGAGTGGTGTGTTTTTCTACATTCTTATGATACACGAAAATGGTTTCTTGTATAGGTGGAGTGTGACACTTTTCCAGGCGTACCAAACCCGCCCTTTATGGGGGCGGGTCTTAGGTGGATATAGCTCCTAATAGTTTGTGTGTTCACTATTCTGTAAGGATGTGCCTACAGAACCTCCTTGCGTCATTGTCGATAATATCACATTCTGAGATACAAAGAAAATACTCGTTTACTTGATCATACTTTTCATCAACTTCTTCTCTTTCATCCCAAACCCATGATGCCAACTCATTACGAGATACAAGATTGTGCATAAAAAACCTCCAATCTCACATTATTATTTATCAGGAAACCCTAACATTATTGGTTTAAATAATACAAAACTTCATACACTATCAGAAATTCTTGAGAAGCCTTTAACCTTTTCAAACTGAATACAATTGGAAAACTTATCCTCCAATCCTCCTTTATGAGAGATCACGAAGATATTTGCATCCTTCACAACAAATTTAATAATCTTAAGGAAATCTTCTGTACCCATACTATCAAGAGATGAATCAAAAACTTCATCCATGATTAATAGATTTGTATTCACAGAATTCTTAAGTCTAGCAACCTCTCTCCATGTGAATAAAAGTGCCAAATCAATTCTCATCTTCTCTCCTTCTGAAAATGATGAGTATGTAAAATCTTCATGAATAGGAGATTGAACTGTTTCATTAAACTCTTCATCAAGAGAAAAGTTTATATAAAAATCCATCATCTGAAGATACTTATTCACTGATTGATTAATCAGAGGGAGATATTTCTTGATGATTGCAGATTTTACACCACTGTCTTTCAGAAGATTATATGTGAAATCATAATATGCAATTTGTTCTTTTTGTTTTGATAGCTCTTCAAATGTTTTAGAAAGATTTTCTCTGAACTCTTCTAACTTATCATGTTCAATATTTCTGTTCGCGATCTGACTGGTAATAGTTTGAATTTCTGATTCCAATCCAGATACTTGTTTTTGGTATCCAGAAATCTGAACATTGTTTTTAGAAATGTCATTAAGTAAGTTAGTAAGTTCTGAGGTAATAGTAGAAAATTTGGATTCTCTCAACTCTTCTGTTTTGATTGCTCCGAGTAATTCTTCATACCCCTTCTGCAATTCCTTCGCCTTATTCTGAGAATCCTTAATCCTATTTACTCTAAAAGATTCCTCAATATCTTGATCACAGGTAGGGCAAACCGTATTCTCAGAAAAAAACTTGTGCTCTTTTACAACTGTTGATATTTTCTGAGATAGTTTACCTTTGATTCCACCAAACTCACGAAGTCTTTTGCCAGCATCCTGATATTCTTTCAAATCATTCTGAAGTTTTACAACTTCTTTATTGAGATTATCATTCTCATTCATACAACCATTCTCAAGAATCAGAAGTTTACTAATTGATTCTTCTTTTTCTTGAATCAAACTCTGACTCTTGGTTTCAATCTTTTCAATAAAGTCTTTTTGCATTTCAACTTTATCTTTGAGTGATTCCTTCTTAAGATCTAATGTTCTGATTTCTTCTTTTACACCACGAATCTTATCTTTGATCAAACCGTTCATAGAAGAAAAGATCTTGATATCCAGTAGATCTTCAACAACTTCACGCCTACTTGATAAAGGAAGTTGCATGAATGGAACAAAGGTGCTACTACCCAGAATTACAATCTGTGTGAATGATTTGTAATTCATCTTCAGAACATTTTGTTCCAACCACTTCTGTTGTTCGTTTGAAGAGTGATTTTGATTGAGTTCTTCACCATTACGATAAAGTTTAAACACATTAGGTTTGATTCCCCTTTCAACCTTCCATGATGTTGAATTTACGGTAAATTCAATCTCAACAATACAACCCTTGTCGTTGGTTGAATTAACTAATTGAGCCTTGTTAATTTTACGAAAAGATTTTCCATATAAGGAAAATGTAAGTGCATCTAAAACTGTGCTCTTTCCAGCCCCGTTGCTACCGATGATTAGAGTGGTATCATCTACATTGAGAGACATCTCTGTCCAGTGGTTTCCAGTAGAAAGTAAATTTTTCCATCTAATCTTCTCAAAGCAAATCATTATCGGTATGAGGGGGAATTACAATGTCATTTTTTGTAATGATGGTATACCTGTGATCATGCATTTCACAAGTTTTAATCATTATCTCATCTTCAATTTCCAGAACTGTCATCTCAGGATAATCAAGATCTTCCAGCTGCAAGGAATATCTTAGAGCATCATCCTCTTCTTCAAAGATGTAGAGAACCTGTTCTCCATCTTCATCAATTACAGAGTATGCTCCTTCTCTTTCTTTTCCAACAACTGTAATGATATACATTAAACTAATTCACAAGCTTCCTGATAAATGTCTTTAACCAGTTCTTGAATAACTGATTTATTGAGTTCAGTTTCAGAATCCTCAATGTATCTATCAAGGATAGTAATGGTATCTTCAGATTCATATGTTTCAGAATCTTTTTCATACCAACCAGAGAAATCATAGTTCTCAACAATCTTCAGTTCAGCTACAACTGATTGAAGTTTATCAATGAACTTTTCAAACTTATTAATATCACTCTTTTTACGAACGATAACTTTTACAATCTTATCTTCATATTCAGTGACATCAAGAAGTTGATAATCATTATCCTCATAGTATACATTATAAAACAATCTGTAAGGATTGTCTATTGAATTGTGTCCCAGAGTTTCTGTATCCAGGATCGTGAATCCTCTCCGATCACTGACATCGTTCCAGAACATTTCGTATGGATTTCCGAGATAATAGATTCTGCCATCATCGCTTCGAGTGTGGTAGTGTCCCGAGAAAACGCGTAAGAACTTCTCAAATGAGTTGATCTCAGTACCATGATCCATGACGATTTGTCGATTAACTCTAAATCCTTTGAATTCAAAGTGCCCCAACGCGATCTTGCAAGTTGTCTTTTCAATAAGTTTGAGAGTTTCTTTTTCATTGTCTTCACATATCCATGGAACTAATACTACATCTAAACCAGCGATGTTGACTTCAGTGGCCTTTGAGTAAACATGTACATTATCATATTCTTTCAATAGAAGTTCAACACTATTAATTTCGTTTGTATTTTTATAATATGTATCGTGATTACCAGCAACCAGGTGAACTTCAATACCCCTTTTCTTTACCTCATCAAAGAAAACTCTCTTCGACCAATCAAGTGCTGAGAAATCAATACCTTTTCGAGAATCAAAACAATCACCCATATGAACGATATGTTTAATTCCTCTTTCATCAATTGTTGGAAAGAATGTGTTTTTGTAAAACTTCTCAAAATAATCATGAAACAACTTGGAGTTTTTTCTACAACCGAAATGAGTGTCTGTGATTATTGCGACAAGCATAGTTAAGAATGTTTTTCTAAGTATAGCACGGCGGACCTTAATCTGTCAAGGTCGTCGTTAAGATTTCCCAGTCCACGATTACACTTACAGCAAAGTAGACCCCGGACTTCACCCGTATCGTGATTATGGTCTACTGCTAGTTTCCTACCAGACACACATTCATTCTTACAGATAGCACAGACACCTGATTGTTCTGATAGTAGAGAGTTGTATTTGTTGAGATCAATCTTGTATGTTCTCTTGAGATAGTTTTCAAAGATAGTGTCGGCGTTCTTTTCATAGTAACCTCTCTCTTTTCTTCTTTGTTCGGCTCTAGCCCTTTGAGCTTTATACTTTTCAGGATTGGCCAACCTCCATCTCTTCTGTTTCTCCTTCTCCTTATCAGTCATAGGTATCCGTAAAACTATAGTATTTATCAGTACCTCAACTTATTGTGAACAGCATCCTTGATTGAGTTGTAATCTGAATAGTTTCCATCAGAATCACTTTCAAATACTTCATCAAAGTTAGATTTCTCCAAAATCTTATTTTTAATTTCCAGTTGCTTCTTCTCCTGTTGAATTCTTCTCAAGAAAGCGTAATAGATGATTTGAGTGAAGTATGCAAATGGATTCTTGGATTTCTCTGGATTGAAGTTATGAATATATCTCACACAGTTCTCAATACCATCACAAATCATATCATCCTTGAACATATAGTTCACGAAATTAGGTTTGTATGAGAGATGATTTGCAATCTTTAGAAAACACTCTCCAATATATCTGGGAATAGGTGGTTTTGGTTGATCGTTGAGTTTAGCTCTTTCGACAGCAGCAAAGTAATTCTCCAGGGCTCCCAGAAAGTCTTTGTTGTTGACGTAGTGCTCAGACTTTTTGGGTCTAGCCATAGTACCGTACATATAGTTGTTTGAAGCCACCATAATAAATCTTTATCTCTTACAAGTATATCACAATCATACTTGCTTGTCACAATCTCTTTTAACAGATAAAATAGGTTTGTTACCGATAAAGGGACAGCTTAGCTATTAATATTAAGCTTATAGAGTTTCTCTAGAACTTCTTTAGCTTCAGTTACTGAAGACAAATACCCCATCTTACGATCTAACTTTGAATAGTTAGTTTTACTATTCTTACGAATACAATCATTATAGCAAAGTATCATTTCAATATTATTTGATTCAGATATTGTTAGAACATCATCCATATTAATAATATGAAGATCTTCATTTGAAGTTTTTAACCATGGTTCAAACTTGTATCCTGCAGTCTGTCCTCTTAACTGAACTTCTTCAACTAGATAAGGATTAGATAAAAGAAGCATTGTTCTATCATCTTCTTCAGAAGCTGCTACTTTAGAAAATATTTCTTCTCCTGTGTATTTGATTTTTATTGTGGCATAGAAATCATCTTCAATTCCCATTCAATCCTCCTTTATATTAATTGTTACAATATCGTAATTGAAATTTTCAGAATTATAAATCTTCACACGTTCAATAAAATGATTCAAGGTGTAATTTTTACGAGAACCTGTGGTAAGATCATCTGCAATATCATATAGTTTTGCACTTACCTTGTTTTTGCCTTTTCGCAGGACTCTACCAATAGACTGAAGATTACGAATCCTAGACTTTGATGGAGAGGCAAATATAACGTTGTGAAGGTTCTTAATATTAATACCAGTACTGAAAGTTCCGTATGATGCTACAATGATTGCATCAGATTGACCTTCTGTAATTTCCCTAACTTTTTCTCGATCTTCAGCATCCACACCACCGTGAACAAAGAAGATTTTACGATTATCGTCCGCTTGATTATTTATCAGATCAAAAAGTATAGCACCGTGTTTCTCCACTCGACTAAAAAGAATCAAGGTATTTCCCTTAATATCTAATGCAAGATTCTTGATGAAATTATTTCTTTTTTCATTTCCAATTAGAAACTGAATTTCATCTTCATAGTTTTCAAATTTCTGTGGTTTATACTTGAGAACTAAACATTGAATATCAAGTGTTGCAAGATGCCCCTGATCAATAAGCTTCTTAGTTTGTGTAACCTTGTATGATGGACCAAACAACCCCTCTAACACCCACTTATGGGTTTGTGTACCGTCTAAAGTACCTGTGAACCCATATCTATACTTTGCGTGGTGCAACTTGTCCATGATACCAATTAAGGATTTACTCTTGAACAGGTGTGCCTCATCACCAATCACAACATCATACTCTTCAAAAAAGGTGCGTTCCAATTTATATACAGATTGCCAGGTGGTGATAGTTACTTCATTTGTATTCACTCTTTCTCGACCTGCATAGATTCGATGACAATGATTGGTAGCATCCCATCCATACTCTTCAAAGTCTTTGAACATTTGTTCAACCAATGATGTAGTAGGAACAACTAGAAGAACTTTTTTCTTAGATCCAACAAAGTATCTCACAATCGTGTATATCATGAAAGATTTACCGGATGCAGTTGGTGAGATAAGAAGTTTTCTATTGTATCTCAGAGCATCATAAACTGCGGAGATCTGATAATCTCTTGGTTTCATTGTTGTGATGGATGCCATATAATCCTTCACACCACCTTCTGATACCCATTCATTTACCTCAAAAGGTAAACCATAAAACTTATTATTCTTGAACTCATATGTATATCCTGCATTCTCACAAAAAGCTATGAGTTTATCAAGCAAACCAACATACATTCTCTTGGTTTGAAGATTATATAAAGATATTTCTCCATTCCAGTTTCTTTTACGAAACTGCGGCATAAACTTTGCACCTTCTACTTCAAAGGTGAATCGATCTTTAATCTCATGTTCTATATGAGGTTCACCTATCTTCAACTTTAGATAGACTTCATTAATCTTTTCAATGATAACATCCATACATGTAGGAGTTCACCTACAGGTATTTATCTATCACCCAAGACCTGATTGAAACTTCATATAATCAATACTATTTTTAATTTGATATGTTCTGTTGGTAATTTGTTTAAGTATTTCTTCAAGATAATTGAGCATTACTTCATAATATTCAATCTTCAGTGAAACTCCTGAGAGCCTTTCATCTGCATCCAAGTATTTTGTCATAGTATCTTTATCTCTGATCTTTTTAGGAAAAGGATCTTTAACATAGATTTCTGGATCGGCTTTACCTGAATAATATTCATATCTCTCATGCCTTATGTTCTTACGTTGTTGTTCAGCTTTCTTACGAAGTAACATAATGGTATTATACATGTCATAATACTTGGCATGTAAAATAGGAATATTCAGTGATTCAGTGTGTAAGTTATCAATATCAATTTTGGAATCCTTTTCCCACATCTTTTGGATTCCTTCCAAATCATACATTAGCAGCAGGAAACTATAGATTCAATCTCATAGTTAGTATACTTGAATCTTACCTCTGCTGTCAAGTATGTAATATCTGATACCTGACTATTAAACTCAATATTAGTTAGAAAGTATGGAAACATATCCTTGAAATTCACTCTGATGATTGGTGTAAAATCATTACTGTAAATCAATAAAGTTCCATCAGAATAAAGATTATTTAAACTACTATTTGGGGAAGAATTATAATCTGTTAAATTTTTATCATTTTGCCAATCGTAAATTTCTTGAAGGCTTTCAGGATAACCAAGAGCTCTTATCCAATTTTGTATTTGATTGAAGTTCTCAAGATTTTCATCTACTAAAAAATTGAAGATAAGATCCTCAAAATCAATAGTATCACCAGGTCTTGGAATACCTCTCAAGTAATTAGGTTGTTCAATAGTACCAAGATTCAAAGAGGGAATATTACAAGATGTTCCAAAAAAAGCAATCTTATCTGCTTTCTGTACACTAAATCTAAAACCTGTTGGTGTAAGAAAATTTCTATCTTCTATTTGTGATGCAAATGATACTAAATCGGACATTTATTCAATCCTATTATTCAGAAAAACTATTCATATCGCTGTATGGTTCCGCTACTTTTGCTGCTTCAGAACTCACTAAATCGCTGAAAATTTTTCTTTTACTAAAAACTGTTGACCATTTATTTTGAGAAACATTATAAACAGTGGTATCTTTACCAAATATTTTTTTTGTTCTCTGAAGATTGTATGGCATTGTATATCATAATCTCCTCTCTTATTTAGAGTTGTAGTTCCTTGTAGAGCTCTTGTTTGATTTCTTTCTTAATTTCATCTTTCTCTTGTTCTCTTTCTCTCCTCCTTTCATCTTTCATTCTCTTCTGATCTCTCATCTTATTTTGATCATCTCTTCGCTTCAACTCATCCATTCTTCTCTGTTCTATCTCTTCCTGTTCACGCTTTCTCTCTTCCTCCCTTCTCTTGTCCAGATCTTCCTTAAAGTTGTTATATGATTTCAT